AATATGACTCAGTGCGCTGGAACGGTTACAGCACGGTCTGCAAAACCAAAGAATGCAGGTTCGAATCCTGTCTGGGTCTCCAATAAACACCATGCCTTGTGAGGATCGATGACTAGACTTGCTATAATCAGTGATCTCCATCTAGACCATTGGATGAACGATTGGTCTCTAAATGTTGATTCGACCATGTTTTATTTGATAGCTGGCGACTTGGCGGAAAAGTCGGAGCACCGGGCGCTATGGTTTGCCAATAATTTTGGTGATCGTAACAACTATATGTTCATTAAGGGTAACCATGATTATTATGGTGACCATCTTACAAATCCAATGAATGAATGTCAGTCAATCGTATGGCAGGGACTAAGGATCTCTGGGGCCACACTATGGACCGATCTTTCTAATCACTCAAACTGGATTCGCTATCAGAAAGGTCTTATAGACTGTCGGCATATTAGGGGAATGAACTTTGATTCATATAACAACACACATCAAATTCAAAGAGACTACCTCTTGACTTCTGGTGCGGATGTTATCGTGTCCCATCATTGCCCTTCACCTCAATCGGTAGCAGAAATCTATAAAAACTCCCCCCACAATACCTCATTTTATAGCTATTTGGATGAATATATCATGAATCTTAAAATTCCTCCAAAGCTGTGGGTTCATGGGCATACTCACCATGAATTTGACTATATGATTGGATCAACAAGAGTTATCTGTCACCCCATGGGTTATCCCTTTGAAAGAAAAGGTAAAGTTCTCTATGAACCGAAGATTATAGAGGTATAGATGCAGATTAGGTTGATAGGTATCAATAATTTTAACAACCAGGAGTATAAAAATGGCAACTAATGAATATATCATGATCGGCTGGGCGCCTTGGGCTAAAGGCTCTAAAGTCTATAATAGACGACCTTTGGGTAAGTCTTGGTGGTCTAGAAAGAAACCCATAACTATTTACTCTAAAGAAACCGTATGTAAAAAGTATCTTGAGGAAAACGAAATCACTGTCCCTGTTTATGTAAAGGTCGATATTGATGACTATGTAAAGGTTGATAATGATGACTCAGAAAAAAACACTAGTTCCTAAGGAAGCCCTTGAGAAGGCATGGCATAAACCACATACCGGTGGTAGTACCAGAAAGAAACTAGAAGATCAATATAAGAATAGCACTAGTTGGTCTGTGGAGGGGTATACACAAGCTCTTGGTTTACGAGAACCCTATAAATACAATGTCCTGGCTAAAAACCATGACGTGGCTGTTGATATTGTAAAAAGCCTTCTAGAGCAGGAACGTTCCCGTAGTATTATAGTGACGACAGCCCGAGTATTAAAAAATGATTGATTTTGATATCAATTTTGAAATACCCCCATCTATATGTTATAGTGGTGGGGCTAAAGGGGCTGATCAGTTGTTTGGCTCCTTGGCTCAAGAGTTCGGCCACAAGGTTTGTCACTTTTCGTTTCTAAACCATAAATATGATAATCTTTGCGATCCATCCACAATTATTCAATTAAATTCGGTTCAACTAGCAGAAGCAAAATCCCCTCTTAAGGAGGCCGCTAAACTTCTCGGCCGCACAAACGGTAGATATGAATATACTCAAAATCTATTACAGAGAAACTACTGGCAAATCAAATATACGGATAGAGTTTACGCCATAACTACCATCGATTGGGAAAATGGTGGTCGTCCAAATGGTGGCACCGGTTGGGCTATAGCAATGGCATATTGCAAGGATCCCAACCCGGCCGTATACGTTTATGATGTAAATAAGTTACAGTGGTATAAGACTGTATTCAAAATCAATCAAGAAGCAATGGATTGGGAGGAATGTGTACCTCCAAGACCATTTGGACATTATACTGGAATCGGTACCCGCGATCTCACTAAAGAAGGTCGGGCTGCAATAGAAGGATTATATCAATGAAAGTAGAATCGACACTGTTTCGGGTCGAGTTTAAGCAGCGCAACCATGACGGAAAATGGGTAAAGTTTGGTCAGGTTGTCGATTTTGATAACATTTATAACTACAAGGATAACTATGGTCGAACCATGCAAGTAATCCCCATGATGTGGATTATCCTGAATGTCTATGATTATGAACTAGAATTTGTCGATTAGAGGAGAATATAATGACAACCAATAATGTTCAACTACTTAAGTTTAGCTCCGGTGAAGAAATCATTGCCGATATTACAGAAATCAAGAATGATTCTGAAGTAACGGGGTATAAGGTATCAAATGCCATTCGTGTCGTTATCATGCCGCCCGAAAATTCAAATGATCCCAAGGCCCTGCCTAGGATTGTTTTCGCGGCATTTATTCCATATCTCAAGACCAATGAGTTCACGCTATTGATGAAGGATGTGTTATTTGTTGCTCAACCGGTTGATGAGATTGTTGAACAGTGGAAAGCGATCTTTGGGAAAAGCACTTCTATTTGGTTGCCTGGTGGCGACAAGGGGCCCGGTGGCGTTCCAAACCCCGTCGGCTCATTGATTATGGGTGGTGGATCGTCAACAAAACATTAAATGCTTGACAACCACCTCTCTTCATGAGATAATGTAAGCTTCAAGCAGCATAATGAGGGGTAATGTCTAAGGAAGTGTACACAAACGTTTCTGTACAGGGATCTAAAATCCTCTATAGAGGCATCATAAATGGCAAACGTCGTAATGTAAAATACGACTATAAGCCGACTATTTTCTTACAAGCTCAGGAACCAACAGAATTCAAAACGCTCCATGGGGGAGACTTATCTCCCATGGAGTTTCCAACTATTCGCGACGCCCAAGATTTTATTCGGCGTTACCAAGATATCGACAATTTTAAGATGTATGGTAACACCAAATGGGAATACAACTTCATAAACAACCAGTTTCCTGATGAAATCAAGTGGGATATCAATGATCTGAATATTGTTCCTTTGGATATCGAGGTTGATTCCGAAGGCGGTTATGCAGATGATGTGGAGGATCCCTGGCAACCAATCGTGGCCATCGCCTTGGAATTGTCTCAAAAGAGGTATGTTTTAGGTGTGCCGTCATCTGGTTGGGAAGGCAAATATGTCAATAACGATCCAAATGTGACGTATGTTGAGTGTGAAACCGAAATAGAGTTACTCCAGAATTTTATCAGATTATGGTCAAAGGATTACCCAGACATTATCACGGGTTGGTATATCAAGGAATTTGATATACCCTATATTATCAATCGTATAAGAAGAGTTTTAGGACCAGAAGCAGCCAAGAAGATATCTCCTTGGAACTACTTCTATAAGAGGTCATTCTCCGGAAAGTTTGGTAAGACTCAGACTGTTTTCGTTATTTCTGGTATTGCAACTCTAGATTACATGGATTTGTATCGCAAGTTTGACTTGAAGGGCCAATCTCAAGATTCCTATTCATTGGATAACATTGCCTGGGTTGTGCTTAAGAAGCGGAAAGTTAACTATTCTGAGTATGCAAACCTGGCTGAATTATACAGAAAGAACTATCAGAAATTTATCGATTACAACCTTGAGGACATGGACCTTATTCGTGAACTTGAGGAAAAAATAGGCTTGATTTCTCTTGCACTAACATGGGCTTACGATTCAAAGGTTAACTTTGAGGATGTGTTTTCCCAAGTTCGAATGTGGACAGTAATGATCCATAATGAGTTACTGAGTCGTGGCATCGTCGGTCCTCAAAAGCAGGATGCTGATGTGGAAATCACCGAATATATTGGAGCATATGTCAAGGAACCCAGACCTGGTCGTTACGGTTGGGTTGTAGGGTTCGACTTGACCAGTCTATATCCTCATTTGATCATGCAATATAATGTCAGCCCTGAGAGATTGGTTGAGCCTGAATTCTATACATCAGATATGAGAGATATCCTATCACAACATGTCACAATAGATAGATTGTTGAATAAAGAGGTTGATACATTCAAACTTAAGAACGCCGGTGTAACTTTAACTCCCAATGGACAATTCTTCTATATTCAGGAGCAAGGGTTTCTTGCAAATATGATGCAATCTATGTTTGAGGACAGAGATATGTATAAGAAGAAGATGAAGGAGGCCAAGAAAGAAAAGGAAGAAGCTACAACCGTTGAAGCCAAATCTTCATCAGATCAACTTGTCGCAATGTATAACAACTTGCAAGGATCAAAGAAGATCAGTTTGAATTCTTGTTATGGATCGCTGGGTAACATTCATTTTTTCTTATATGATACTCGACAGGCCGAGGCGATTACTTCCTCCGGCCAGTTGGCTATTCGATGGGTAGCCCGCGATGTTAATCTATACCTCAATAAAATTCTCAAGACATTTGATGTGGATTACATCATTGCTTCGGATACAGACAGTATC